ATCAACGAAGTGATGACTTGGGGCAAGAATCAATCGAAATGGAAAGCTGCCGAAGAATACTGTAAAGATCGTGGCTGGAAGTTTCAAATTATAACAGAGAAGGAATTAAACAGCTAATGCCTGCATACATTTATACCAGATTGGTGAAAGAAGCTACAAAAGCTGGCGTAGACTTAACAGCGCATACCAAAAAAGCAGTTACATGGTTAAGATCCAAGTATACTGAAATTGGTAAGAATGCTGTTATTCCCTCTAAGTTTATCAACGAAGCTGAAAACAAAAGAAAGCGCGTCAAGATGGGTAGAATGTATATGTTCTTATACGACCCAAAAGGAAAGAAAGAACTTCCATACTACGACCGCTTTCCTTTAATCTTTCCAGTGCAATTTGCGTCTGATGGATTCTATGGCTTGAATCTACACTACTTACCACCAATTCTACGCGCTAAGTTGCTCGATGCATTATACGAATTGAGAGTCAACAATGATAAGAAAGACGAAACCACAAGGCTTCGTCTAACATATTCGCTATTGTCTGGCGCTGCGCGCTTTAGATTTTTTGCTCCCTGTTTCAAACATTATCTATACGAGCATACTCGCTCGTCATTTATCTATGTTCCGCCAGAAGAGTGGGATATGACAGTATTCTTACCAACAGAACAATTCAGAAAAGCTACCAAAGAAAAAGTTTGGAAAGATAGTAGGAGCAAAGTATAATGGCTAATCGATTTAGTATTGACAGCTTTGTAAGCAAATTCTTAGAAGTGGGCTTGATACAACCTACTAACTTTTATGTGAGTTTTAAGACACCACTTGATGGATTTGATGATGTGGCGTTTTTATGCGCTGCTACTTCGCTACCAGCAAAGAGAATTACTACAACAGATTTAAAACCATATGGATATGGTCAAACGATTAGGATGCCATATGATGTTATGTACGACGAAATAGAGCTTACGTTCTATGTCGACGCGAAGCGTGCATCATCATTGCATTTATTTGAAAAATGGACTTCTTTAGTTATTGGTGGAGCTGGAATTGGCGCAGACGGTAAATTAGATAGAACCAATCTAAATGGGCATAGGCTGTTTCCTAAGAATAAAATGCAAGTTGCATACAAGAAGGATTATATTAAAGATGTAACGATTTATGTTTTGAATCAGATAGTTGGCACTGAAGTTGTAGAAGATGCAGATTCTGCAACGGGGTCAACTTCAATGGCTTTGATTCAATGTACTTTAGTTGACGCATATCCTATTCAAATCTCACCAATACAGCTAGACTGGGGTGATGATAATGAATTCATGCGAATCAATGTTACATTTGCATTTAGAACAGTAGAGTACAGGTTCGGCGAATTAAATCTACAAGCTGTCNNAATTAAATCTACAAGCTGTCGAGGGTAAATATTACAATGCGCGCTCTCCTTATGATACAAGCGCAAAAGTAAACCAAGAAGCCAAAGATATATCTAACTTCTTGAATAGTACTGCAAATTTCATCGGTAGTATTGCTGCCACAGCTCAGAAGATTAATCAGTTTAAGACCAACTTGACTGTTCTAAGAAGAGCAGATGGTATTCTGAATACGACCAGTGCATTACTGCCGTTCTTAGGAAACAATAAAACCGCGACTGACACTATAAATAATGTTAATAAGATTATCTCAGGAACTAATTTCATAAAACAGAATCTGAATAATATTAGAAAATCCCCTTAATAAATGATTGACTGATTGGAGAAATACAATGGCTTTACCAAAAATTAAACAACCTATCTTTGAACTAGAGATTCCATCAACAGGTCAGAAGATTCGTTATAGACCATTTACTGTAGCTGAAGAAAAGATTCTTCTCGTCACCAAAGAAAGCGACGATATAAAAGATATGGTAAATGCGTACAAAGCAATCGTAAATAACTGTTGCTTAGATAGTATCGATGTTGACAAATTATGTTCGTTCGATCTAGAATACTTCTTTTTGAATATTAGAGCGAAATCTGTTTCTAATATTGTCGCAGCTAGAATCAAAGACGAAGATGACGGTCAAACATATGACATAGATATCGATCTTGATAAGTTAATCGTATCAAAAACCAAACCAGAAAGATTGATTAAACTGACTGATGATATTTCTGTTTTGATGAGTTATCCTACATTTGATGTTATCGCTAAAGTAGGAAAGATGGACGAAAGCAATCAAATGTTAAACACTATGATTGCTTGTATCGAACAGATCTATCAGGGCGAGGAAGTATTCGAAACTTCAGAATACTCAAGGAAAGATATGGAAGAGTTCGTTCTTTCTATGGGTGTTAAAGAGCTTCAAAAGATTAAAGAGTTTTTCGATGGCATGCCAAAGGTATATGCTGAAGTCAAGTATAAAACTAAAGATGGCGTCGAGAAAATGATTAAGCTAGAGGGTATCCAAAGTTTTTTCGTCTAATGGTAGGGTATATGTCCCTGCCACATTATTACGAGCTTAACTTTGCGCTGATGCAGCATCACAAATATTCTCTCGAGGATATTAATGATTGGCTACCTTTTGAACGTGACATTTATGTTAATATGCTACTAAAACACCTAGAAAAAGAAAAAGAACGAGCAAAGAGAAACTAAATGGCAACTCAACAACCGCTACCAAGAGTCAATACCCAACAAGGTAGTCCTAGTCCTGCAAGTCAAGGCAGTCAAGGCAGTCATGATACAATTATGATTGACATTCAAAAAATACAGCTAGATGTTTTGACAGATATGCGCGGGATTATGAAAGCGATAGCAGTTAATTTAATGCGTTTTTACAGTGCATTCCAAAAATCTCAAGGAGTGTACGTAAATGTACTAAATTCCATTAGCGAGATGAATAAGGACTTCATAGAAAACTCTCGTAAGGACACTGCGGATAAACTAGCTGAAGCAGAAAAACAAAGAGAAGGAAAGTTAGTTGATGACGCAGCCAAACCAGCGAGTTTACTCGATACGCTAAAGAAGGTCTTTGAAGAATACTTTGGTATATTTAGAATTGTATTTAACATATTAAGACTTGTATTGGTACCATTAGTTATTGGATTTATAGCTGGCTTTAGAGAAAAATTTGACTTATTGACTGTGTTCCTTGCTGTTGCCATATTGTATCCGATAAGAACATTTAAGTTTATGATCAGGGTCTTTGGATTCTTATTCGAAGCTCTAAAAAGTATCGGAAAATTGATATCTAAGATTGGACCTGCGTTCCAGGGTGCAGTACAAGGAATAACTAATTTCTTTAGAAGGATGCGCATATTCTTCTTGAGAACATTAGATTTAGGTAAAATATTACAACCGATTCGTGCTCTATTTTCTGGCGGAGCTGGCATATTCCAAGGATTAGCAAAAGTGCTCGGTGGAATCTTTAGAGTATTCAGCAAGCTGTTTATTCCATTAACGATAATAATGGCAGTGTATGATGGTATAATGGGAGCAATCGAAGGATACAAAGAAGGCGGTATAATGGGAGCAATCAAAGGTGCGCTCGTTGGTATTCTTGATGGATTGATCGGATGGTTAGTCGGAATAGGTCAGTGGATTGTTTCTAATTTGCTAGAACTGTTTGGATTTGATGAATTAGCCAAGGCAGTAGATGAATTTAACTTCAAAGAATTCTTAAAGAAATACATATCATTCTTAATTCCAATTGGAATGCTGATAGATCTATTTGACGAAAGTAGTCCTATTAGGAAACAGTTTAGCGCAGCACTTGATAAATTGGGTAATGTTGGCGATTTCATATCAGATATCTGGGACAGTATTACGGAAACCATAAAAAATATATTGATTAAAATTGGTAAGGCGGTTCCAGGCGGTAAGGCATTGCTCAATGCTCTTGGTCTAAAGGGAGAAGATGAAAAAGCACAAGGCAGATCGGCTGCACCTCTTATGGCCATGGACGAAGAAACAAGAAAAGAATATGACGCTATTGATACTGGCAACGAACAAGTGGATAATTTGGCTAGAACTGCTTTAGAGACTGGTGATCGAGAATTATATGAAGAATTGACAGGATCGGGTCGTGGAGCCACGGGGCTTTTTGATACTTCAGAAGATACTGAGTCTGCTAAGAAATTAATGATGGAAAGAGGATACACCGCAGAACAAGTAGAAAGGTTGGCACAAACTGGATACATGGGAAGTCGTTCTCAAGTTCCTGTTCCTGTGCCATCACCAAACAAAGCTGAACTAATCGACGAAAAAACCAAAGAAGCAGACAAAGCCAAGCAGCCAGAAGCACCAAAGCCAGCTCAAACTAACAATACAATTCTAAATGCACCAAACAATGCCAAAACAGCAATTAGTATGAACCAAGCACCGCACGCGGACAGAGTAGGACTCGGTAGCAGAGGAAATGCTGGATACAGTGGATTCAACAAAGTATACACCTAAAGAAAAGGGAGCCGAAGCTCCCTTTCTTTTAACCAGCTAGTTTTCGGAAGAAATCCAAATCATCATCTTCATCTGAAGCGGGAGTATCTGCTACTGGAGCAGATTGCGCTTCAGCGACTTTCGCGCGAGGAACGTACTCAGCGACTTCTTCATCAGTATCAGCAGCAGTTGCACCAGCAACGCCACCAGCACCTAGAACACGGTCAAGATGAGTTTTCAATTCATCGTA